TTACGCCAATCTCGCCTCGAGGTGGAATGGGAAGAGGAGAAATTGCAACTCTTTTAGGAGTAAAAAATTCGATGCCAGGTGGTACTAGAACAAAAGATATTATAATGCCAGGTAACTTAGAATGGGAATTAAAAGAATTTGGAGACAGCAGTTCTTTATTTGATCCAGCTAGCTCTGGGCTAGCTAACAAATTTAAGTTTACAAAAATAATACAACAATTTTATGAAGAATTAGTAGACCCAATTGCAACCATAGGCGATCCATATGAATCTTTAAAAGATTTAGTAGACAAAGATTCTGCAGAAGAATTAAAAAAATTAATTCGAATTTTCGAAACAAGATTTGAATCAGCTATTGGCAAAGACATGTTTGCTAAACTAGAATGGAAAAAAACAGCATTCTATAATTGGTACGAAGGTTTTAAAGAATTGCATGACATATTTTATAAAACAAAATTAGACACAGACGTTAAAGATACAAGATTAACAGTAAATCAGGACGGAAATAAAAATTCATATTGGATATCAGATGATGATGCAGAACAAATAGGATTATCAGCCGGTGAAGAAGCTCCTGCAGTAGTGGATATAGGAAAAGCTGTTGATAAGTTAAATACAAACATAGTCATATGGTTTAAGCGATTAGAAAGACAAGAATTTGTAAAAAACCCACAAAGTTTTATATTTGAACTAAATATTGTAAAAAATCAATTTTTTAATGATATAGAAGGATTGATTTGGTTCTATAATAACAATCCACGCCCGCATATTGCAAAAAGAGAAGAGTTTGCAATTGAACTATTATCACAAGGAAGATATAGATTTACACCAAAATTTGCATCATCGGCTCAAGGATATGAATATTTACAGAAACAAGGATAAATGTGAGAACACAACTATTGTGCACATTTGCACATAAAAGTAACTTAGACATTGTTACTGAATATATAAAACAAAATTTCGATATTCCAGAAAAAAGAATATTTGTTTTTTGTAATGATGATAATACAAATGAATTGTATTGCACATTTAACGCACTGGACAATGGTTATCGTGGCAAAAATACAATATCAATACATCGAAAAAAAGAAACTAACACATTATATACAGTTAATGCTTTGAACGAAGTTATTAAAGATTTAAATAATGGAATATTAGATAAAACCATGATAATTCCATGGGAAGCATATGAAAATTCATTTCTTCTAACACAAACAGATGGTTATAAACGAATACATTTAGTATTTGTACGAAGAATTAATTTTTAATGATATTTATATAAAAGCGAAAGATTTATCATGATTAAACTAAAGAAATTATTAGAAGGATATGCGTGGGAGCGAAAAGAGGATGGATCGTTACCTACATTAGAAGATGTTCAAAAAGAATATCAAAAGAAAAAAATGAAAGAAGTTATAAAAGGTAAAGACGGAAAACCACGTACAGATTTAAAATATAGTTCATCTGGAACTGGCAAATCCTTTTCACCTCCAGTAGACAAAATAGTTAGCGTAACTGGATCTGAACCATATGTTACTGTTATATATGATAATGGCGATGGTACTCTATCTGAAATTGAGTTTGATGATTATTTAGAACCAGAAATGACTAATCCACCATATAGCGGAGACACTACAATTGTAGGTACAGATCAGGATGGTAATGAATGGTATGTATATGCATCAGTAGACGCAGCCGGCGGTGGTGATTGGAATTTTGATGTCGACTGGACAACAATGGACAAAGATAAATAAAAAGAAATTAAAAAAGATGAACACCCTTTATGAAAATATGAAAAGATTTCGAACTAAAAATCTTTCTGAACAAGCTGATTACAAATTGTTAGCCTCTGGCCAAGCAACAGCTGAACAAATTGCTGACACAATAAAAAATGCAGTAGGAAAATATAATGATGACGAAGCAGTTATGCAATCTGCTATAGCTGCAATAAAAGACAAAATGCAATTAGCAGAAATAGAAAAATTATTAGGATCAAATCTAATTAAATGGTTAAATGATAATTTTGCTGGAGTAACAGTTGGTATAGTAAATGCTAAAGCAATTAGCGATTATATTGAAGATCATCATAGAAATGGAAAAACTCCAAGTATAATGAATTCTTTAAAAAGATTAGGAATATTAAATCAAATGGGACTTGGTAAAGCACTGCTAGGAAATATTGAAAGATTTGGATTTATACAAAAAGGAGACTATTACGAATATCCACCTGAAAGCATATAACATATACAATAAAAAATTAAACAATTAACTT